CCTGTTCACCCTGAAGAACCGCTGGTTCGTTATGAGCCAGACAGAGGGCGACGAGTTTGCGGCCGAGCCTGTGGTCCCGCAGTGGGACAAGGCCCGTGCACTTGAGGCCCTGAACATCACCGAGATTGCGTTCTCAATGGCTGATGGTAACTGCCAAGGTTATGCAATGAAGAACGAGATTGCCATCAACCCAGTGGCTGCGCTGCCCCATAAGACGCGTTTTCATGAGATTGCACATGTTGTGCTGGGCCACACAAAAGAATCGCGTATGGACGATTCTGAGACCACTGCAAGGGACATCCGTGAAGTAGAGGCCGAGTCAGTGGCCTACATCCTGTGCTCGCTACTCAATTTAGACGGCTTGGCCGAGTCCCGCGGCTACATTCAGCACTGGCTAGGCAGCAATAAGATCGAAGACAAGTCAGCCCAGAGGATCTTCGCTGCAGCCAACAAAATTCTGGCAGCTGGCAAGTAACCCGCAGCCCCTTCGGGGGCGCTTTCTGAAAAGTGCTAGGCACAATCCTGAAAAGTGCTAGGCAATTTCCCGTTTTGCTGTTTTGCAACACCTAGGGAAAACACCTAGCAAATAATTTGACAAAGCCTGATTGTTTAATTTATTATTACATCACTGACACATTAGTCAGGACAGTGAAAAGGAAAGCAGAATGAAGACTTACAAGCAAGCACTAGCCCAGCGCCATGCCAAATATGCGCACGACGCAATCCGCGCAGCCAAGCAGGCCGAGCACGACGCCAAGTTCGCAGTCAGGACTGACCTGCACCCAGCTGTTGGCGCCTTGATCAACGCCTCTGGCGTGCGTTACTACGCTTTCGTAAATGGTGTTTACCGTGAGGGCTCGCCTGAGCACCTTGCTAGTCTTTTAACTCACAGCGCTTAAGGAGCAGTCATGCAATTTGAATACCGCGTCGCAGGCATTCCTGCAATCATCAATGTCACCGAGTTAGATGTCCGCCGCAGTGGTGGCTACAACAATGTTACGAGCGAGTTCGAGGTGTGCGACCGCCGTGGCCGCTACGCTGCTTGGCTCGAGCGCAAGCTTGACGACGATATGATCGCTGAAATCAAATACGAAATTGCTCAGAGGGCTTAATCATGCGTTATAGCGACTACATTGCACACCTAATCAAGAAGTTCCTATCGCCTGCTGACAGCTCAGGTGAGCAGCTGCTGCAGGATGTGAGCCAGATTCACTGGGACCTGACTCCCGATGGCACCTTTCTGAGCACCAAGAAAACCATTTTCGTAACTGACGAGGCTGGCAACAAATATCGCATCACGGTGGAGGAAGTATGAGAGAATATCGTCTATGGGATGAGGTCCTCGCGGGCCTTTCATTCGTTGTGTTTTTTGTTGTGATGTGCTTTATCTGAATCGATATCGAAGCAATACCGAATCGGTTTCGTTAATCGGCGTGAGCTCCCAAACGCATAGACATTAGTTGTTGTTTATGCGTGTGGGTGGCAGGGGTTAGCGCCCTGCTGGCGTTGCAAACAAGGTACCTTGGCAGGCACCTGCACTCTTCGCCGCTCTTTGATTTCAACACTGCTTTATGTGAGCCCATATGTTATTTTTTGACGGCCTCGAGCAGGCCTTAGTAGGGAAAAGTGAAGTTTGGATCGCCGATGGCGCTAGAGCTATTCGGGCTGTCTACAGCGCCAATAAAATGATTGAAATATTTGAATCTCAGGGCATGTCTTTTGACGAGGCCGTTGAGTGGATTATCTACAATGTTGAAGGCGCCTATATGGGTGAAAGCACCCCAGTCGTATTCTGGGACTACAAACCAGAGTTTGATGAAGATTGACAGAGTTTGCGCGAGTTTGTAGAATTTGAGTCATGTAGTCGGATTGGACCTCCGATGAAAAAGACCGCTTTAGAATGCATCTCGCCCCGAAAGGGGACCATGACTTTACAAAGGTTGTGGGGTCCACGGGGTGCAGACTAAAGCGGTTTTTCTTTTGTACCTCCCGTACACCACACGACAGCAAAGGGCCTGAATGGGCCGCGTGGTAGGAAACACAGCCCCTTGATAACCCCAAGGCGAGGTTTGTAGCGTTAAATGGCGACTACAGTAGATTGCATGGCCGCGGTGAGACAAACATGCAATTGATTGACCATTAACTCAGGTAGCACTGGCGCAATACGAATTCCTGTAAAGCGTGGGTGAGGCAAGATAGACTTCGTACATCAACCGAAAGCTATCACCCTTGGGAGACTATGGGGTAAAATAAGACATCCTAAGCTGAGGGCTGAAAAGATGTCTGAGCCAAAACCTAAACGCGCTAACCCCGCAAAACCTAAAAAACCTGCACCAAAGGCTCTTGCCGTAAAAAAGCGCATCGGAGCCCCAACCACATACAACAACCACATAGCAAGTGTCATCTGTACTCGCATAGCAGAGGGAGAGAGCTTGAGGGAAATTGTTAAGGATGTAGGGATGCCAGATCGTTCGACGGTGTACGATTGGTTGTTGCGTCATCCTGTCTTCGCCGACCAGTACACCCGCGCACGGGAAGAGCAGGCCGATACGCTGGCTGACGAGATCATCGCAATCGCCGACGAGCAGCCCGAAGTCATTGCTGTGGTGGACAAGAACACAGGCGCCTTGATCGAGCACAAGCTAGACAACGCCTTCCTGCAGTGGCAGAAGAACCGCATCGACGCCCGTAAGTGGACGGCCATGAAGCTCAAGCCCAAGAAGTACGGCGAGAAGCTTGGCATCGGTGGTGTCGAGGGAGCCCCTCCCATTACCACGCAGGACATTACCTCGACTAAGCTGTTCGAGATGATTAAGAACATAGAGCTCAAGACTCGTGCTCGTTGATCTACTGGACGAGGATCTGGCCCGAGAGTTCGACGGCCAGTCTGAACACGACAAGTTGGCCGTGATGGCCCACCTCAGCTGGTTAGAGGGTGCCCACGCTTATCAGGTCCCGCCCCCTTTAGAGCATGCCTATACCGTCTGGATGATGCTCGCTGGCCGCGGTGCTGGGAAGACCAGATCTGCAGCCGAGGCCTTATGGTGGTGGGCATGGTGCCACAAGGGCTCTAGGAGCCTCGTATTGGCCCCTACAAGCAACGATATCAAGTTCACCTGTATGGAAGGTGCCTCAGGCCTGTTGGCGTGCATACCGCAGGAATTAGTCGAGGACTACAACAAGCAGGACCACCAGATCAAGCTGATCAATGGATCGACCATCCGCGGGATCTCTGCTGACTCATACGAACGACTGCGTGGCCCTCAGTTTCACTTTGCATGGTGTGACGAGCTCGCAGCCTTCCAGTACCTTCAAGATGCATGGGACATGATGATGTTCGGCCTGCGCTTAGGTGAGCGCCCCCGAGTGATTGTTACCACAACCCCCAAGCCCAAGGACCTGATTCTGGAGCTCGTGGGCCGTGAGGGTACTGATGTGGTGATCGATCGGGCCTCGACCTATGAGAACGCCAAGAACCTAGCCCCAAGCTTTGCAGCGCAGCTCGAGCAGTACAAGGGCACCAAGCTGTACCAGCAGGAGGTGCTAGGCGAGATTGTGGACCTCGAGGACGGCAAGGTTGTCTCTCGCGACATGTTCAAGCTCTGGCCCTCTGAGAAACCATTCCCGCCATTTGAGTTCATAGTCCAAAGCTATGACTGCGCGTTCAGTGATAAGACATACAACGACCCGACGGCCATGACGACTTGGGGCGTGTTCAAGCCTCTGGATGGTCCGATGTCGGTGCTGCTGATTGACTGCTGGGCCGAGCACCTCACCTTCCCTGACTTGAAGCCCAAGGTCATAGAGGAGTTCAAGGTAAGCTATGGCGACGACAAGAAGGGCAAGAGGCCAGACCTGATTCTGGTGGAAGACAAGGCCGCTGGCATCTCGCTCATCCAAGAGCTGCAGCGCGCTCACCTGCCTGTGCGCAGCTGGAACCCCGGCAAGGCGGACAAGATGCAGCGCCTGCAGATCACCGCTTCTATTTTCGCCACTGGCCGCGTCTGGTTGCCTGAGTCCACGGTCCGCAAGGGCTATGTGCGTGACTGGTGCGAGGGCTTCCTGTCGCAGCTGTGTTCCTTCCCTGACTCGACACACGACGATTATGTTGACAGCGCCACGCAGGCCATCAGGCTATTGAAAGACATGGGGTTTCTCGACATCAACCCTGAGCCGCGTTATGATGATGACGACTTCGTCGATGTTCAGGCTCGACGCGAAAACCCATACTCGGCGTGACCTATGGCAGACTACAAGAAAAGCATGGAGATGTTAGGTAGGATCGTCGATCTGAACCGTCCTCCAGCTCCGCAGCGCATCATCAGAGCCTCGGATGCATTCTCTCCCTTTATCGATAAGTCCGTGGGCGTCACAATGGCGGACCGCACAAAGGCCGAGCAGTTCGGCAAATTCAAGGGCGGTGCCCGTTTCCCATGGCTGCAGAATGTGGACCCAGCGTATCAGGGGCAGACATGGGGCTTTGGCAAGAAGGGCATGGCCACCCGCATGCATGGACAGTTCGAGGCGATCCCCGAAGAGGAGCTGCTGATATCGACCATCCTTGGCAAGAAGGACATGCTGAAGTCCAACCCAGAGGTGTTCGCTGATCTGGTCAAGCAGTACAAGAAAGGCATGAAGTCGGGCCTCTTAACTGACGAGCTACGCGTTAAGACAAACAAGGCTCTGGCTGGGATCCCCGCAGACGACACTGGCAAGTTGATGTTCGGTCCTGATGTGGATATTGCCGACCCCGCTTTCTTTAAAAGCCTCGACACATTCGACAAGCGCCGTGAGGTTGGCAACATACTGGGCGGCGTGGGTGTGGGTGGCAAGAAGGGCCAGTTGTTTGACTACGACGCGGCCATCAAGAAGTATACCGAGCCCAGCCTACATGAGGCTCCCAACATGTCGATTGGTCCGCGCATCTTTACATTGAGCGGCACGAAAGCCGAGCGGCCAGATCTGAATGCTGCTTACCCGCATGTGGTAGGTGGGCTGGACCTTGGGGTTGATTACACGCCTGTGCCACGCAACATCTTTCTGAAGGACTACCACGATGAATTTATGTCGCGCGGTAAGGTCCCGGGGTGGTACAACATCACGCAGAGCTCATCGATGCCCTATCAGAAGATCACCGACGAGTGGCTGCAGCACCTGAAGGACCGTGGATATGCTGAGGGTGGTGAGGTCGAGCATATGCAGGCAGGCGGCATTAAGAAGGCTGTAGGCGCCTTAGAAGAGCTGACGCAAGCAGCCCCCAAGAAGATTACCCATAGCATGCTGCGTCGTCGCGGCATGGGGATCAGCAGCAAAGACGAGGCCGATGCGTTGTACTCATCAGGCCATAGGATCTTTGGCATGCACGAGATGGATGAGATCCCGTTTGAGATAACCGATCGAGCTCTGTTCGATAACTATGCGCCTGACTTATTGATGGCCTACCCGCCAGAGCACCTGTTAAAGAAAGCCAGCGGTGGCGATGTTGAGCACATGCAAAGCGGTGGCATTAAGAAGGCTGTAGGGACCATGCTGTCAGCTGCCGAGCGTGATGCCAACCTTGCGAAGTATATGGAAGGCGCTGCCATCCCTGATCGCCTGTACCACGCGACAACCGCGACACAGGGCGGCAAGGGTAATGAGGCCCTGCGCAACCTCAAGCCCAGCAAGGAAGGCGCGCTTGGATCTGGCATCTACATGACGCCTAGCACCGACTACGCCAACATGTATGCACAGGGTGAGGGCGGCAATGTCATGCCACTGTTCACCAACATGCGCAACCCGCTAAAGATCACTGGCGAGCACCGCGACCCAATGAAGGAGGCGCTGATTAAGCTCGGCGTGGATCCAGCCAAGGCCGACACCATGGTCGAGCGTGCTTATGAGACCAACGGCTATATTGGCAAGCAGGTCCAGAGCCGCGCGCAGGCACAGGGCTTTGATGGCATTGCACAGTACAAAGATGGTGACTTAAGTGAAGTGGTCGCATTCAACCCTAACTCAGTGAAGTCGGCCATTGGCAACACGGGTGAGTACATGCCCTACAGCGGCCTGCTAGGCAAGGCTGAAGGCGGATCCGTTGAGCACATGCAGTCTGGCGGCATCAAGACCTTGGTAGGCGGTGCTGCAAAGATAGATGCGCCTAGCATCATGACTCGCAGCGGCCTGTCTGACCTTGCTGACTACCTTAAGAAGCGTGAGGGTATGTATGGCGTGCGTCGCCTTGAGCGCGCAGCTGATGAGATACCAA